GTGACTTCATTAATCAAATGATGGATTTCCCAAATAGCCGTTCACATGACGATCTACTGGATGCACTTGCATACATTGACCAAGTAAGTGTAGCAGATTTCATTAATGACATCGAAATAGATGACTGGGAGCCACTAGATGCCTACACAGGATACTGATTTTATCTCATATAATGCCCTTGCAACATGGATTATGGATAGGGTAGAACAGTGGCGGACCCACAGAGATACTAATTATCAAGAAAAATGGGAAGAATATTACCGCCTATGGCGTGGTGTCTATGATTCGGGTGATAAAACCCGTGATTCAGAAAATTCAAAGCTGATTTCCCCGGCATTGCAGCAGGCAATTGAAGCAACAGTAGCAGAATTGGAGGAAGCAACCTTCGGATCTGACCAATGGTTTGACCTCCGTGACGATCTTCTGGACCAATCACCCGGTGATGTAGGTTATTTGAAGCGTCTTTTGAAAGAAGACCTAGAAAAAGAAGGCATTAAGGAAGCAATTGCAGAGATTTTCCTGAATGGTGCTATCTACGGTACTGGTATTGGTAAAATTATTGTAGAAGAGAAGACAGAATTCTATCCAACACAGCAACCAATCCCCGGAACCATGGCAACTCAGACCATTGTACAGGAAGTTCCCTACATTTGCGTTAAGATTGAACCAGTTTCTCCGCAGGAATTCCTAATTGACCCAGTAGCTACCCACGTTAATGAGGCATTGGGCGTAGCAACAGAGATGATGAAGCCCCGTTACTCTATTATTAAGGGAGTTAAGGATGGAGTCTATGAAGATGTGGCTATTGGTAGCTACAGTGATATTGACGATGATTATGATTTTGAATCGGGGGTAGTAGAAGAGGACGATCAGGTTAAGATTACCGAATACTGGGGCCTGATTCCTAAAAAGTACGTTAATAAAGACGCTGCCTACGATGAGTTTGATTACGATGAAGACGAATTAGTAGAAGCAGTCGTTACGATTGCCAATGACAGTCAGCTTCTGCGTGTCGTAGAAAATCCGTTTATGATGAAAGACCGTCCTTTCATTAGTTATCAGCATGACCGTGTACCGGGTAAGTTCTGGGGACGTGGCGTGGCTGAGAAAGGCTACAATATGCAGAAGGCATTGGATGCCGAACTCCGTAGTCGTATTGATGCACTGGCCCTGACCACTCATCCGATGATGGGTATTGATGCTACCCGTATTCCACGTGGTGCTAAGTTGGAAGTACGCCCGGGCAAGACCATCCTAACCAATGGAGACCCTGCAACGGTACTCCGTCCAATGAACTTTGGTCAGCTACAGGCACATACCTTCCAAGAATCAGCAGAACTGGAGCGTATGCTGTCCATGGCAACGGGTGCCTTTGATACAGCCACCAGTACTGCAGCACAACCACGTAATGCTACAGCCAGCGGTATGTCCATGATTCAGGCTGCTAGTATCAAGCGTCAGAAACGCACACTGATGAATTTCCAAAATAACTTCCTAATCCCGATGTTGAATAAAACCATCAATCGTAAGATCCAGTTTGATCCGCAGCGTTATCCGCTTATGGATTACAAGTTTATTCCGTATAGCACCATGGGTATTATGGCAAAAGAACTGGAAATGACTCAAATGATTCAGCTTCTGTCGGTAATCTCGCCAGATAGTCCTGCACATTCTGCACTGGTAATGGGTGTACTGGAGTCTAGCAGTGTACAGAATCGTGAAGAATTGATTCAGATTATGATGCAACCACGTCAACCGGATCAAATGCAGCAGATTCAAGCACAGCTTATGATGCAAAAAGCACAGGCAGACATTGCTGAAGTACAAGCCAAAGCTCAGAAGTACATGGCCGAAGCTGCAGAAAAAATGCCAAACGATATGAAGCAACAAGAAAAGCTGATTGATATGCAAAAGAAAATGCTTGAGATGCAAAAGCAAGTTGCAGACATTGGTAAGGTTAAGAGTGAAACTCTCAGAAACATTCCTGAAATTGAACACCTTAAATCTGAAACTATATTGAATCTTGCTAATGCACGTAAGGGTAGTGTATAATAATGGGTAAGAACGATAACGATTTCTTTAACGATAGGCTTAATTTGAACAAGAAGGCTGGTCAGACCTAGTTGGCGAACTAGAAACTCTGTCCATGAACCTAAACGATGTTCGATCTATCGAAAATGAGAAGGACCTTTATTTTGTTAAAGGTCAATTGAGTATGATCCAAATGATTATTAATCTAGAGGACAGTACTCGTGAGGTAATGGATAACTCTTAATACCGGAGTCCATTAATTTATTTACTCCACAATCCAAAAGGACGGAGGATACTATGGTAAATATTGTTGATCCTGAAGTAGAAGGCAGTGTCGAAGCGTTTAACGAAACGGAAATTGAGACTCCCGAGGTTGAAGCTGAACCTGAGTACGAAGTACCAGAAAAGTTTCGGGGCAAATCTCAGAAAGAAATTATTGATGCTTACTCTAATCTTGAAAAAGAATTGGGTCGTAAGGGTCAAGAAATTGGTGAACTTCGTAAACTAACAGACCAGATTCTACAGCAACAGGCCAATCAACGACAGCCTGAACCTGAAGAAGAACTTGATTTTTTTGATGATCCAAAGGCAGCAGTTGAAAAACTACTGAAAAACGATCCTCGTTTAAAACAAGCAGAACAACAGGCAGCCGCTTTTAAGGCACAAGCTGCATTGTCACAGTTAGAAAAAGTACATCCAGATTACATGGATATTGCTACTTCTTCTGATTTTCAGGAATGGGTTAAGGGGTCAAAGGTTCGTGTGCAGTTGTTCCAAGCAGCGGATCGTTATGACTTTGATGCTGCCAATGAATTGTTGTCCACATGGAAAGAACGTTCCATGATCAACAAGACAAAGGAAGCTGAGGCTGCACAGGAAGCTGATCGTAAGGCCGCACTCAAGGGTGCTAAGTCTGAAAGTCGATCTTCAGGTGAAGCTAAGGCCGGCAAGAAGATTTATCGTAGGGCCGACCTAATTAGATTGAAACAAACGGACCCGAACCGTTATGACATGCTAGCAGATGAAATCTATGCAGCATACGCAGAAGGCCGGGTCAAGTAACTTTTAGTGGGGCTACGGCCCCGCCTCGTTAAGGAGTATTAAAATGGCACTTGGTAGTAACCATAATACCGTCACTACGGCGGCTAACTTCATTCCAGAACTCTGGAGTGATGAAGTAATTGCTGGCTACAAGAAGAATCTTGTACTGGCTAACCTTGTTACCCGTATGTCCCACAAGGGCAAGAAGGGTGATACCGTTCACATCCCGGCACCGACCCGTGGCTCTGCAAATGCAAAGCAGGCATCTACTCAGGTTATCCTGAATACTGCTACTCACGGTGAAGTACAGGTATCTATCAACAAGCACTACGAATATTCAGTCCTGATTGAAGACATCGTAGAAGTACAGGCACTCCAGAGCCTCCGTCGTTTCTACACGGATGACGCTGGTTATGCACTGGCTACGCAGGTTGATACCGACCTCGCTAACCTGTGGGCTGCTCTGCAGTCTGGTACTGCTTACAGCGGTGCGGTAATCGGTGGTGACGGTACTACTGCATGGGATGGTTCTGCTAACACCAACACTGGTAACAGTTCTGACATCAGTGACGCAGGTATCCGTAAGATGATTCTTGCTCTGGATAACGCAGATGTTCCGATGGACAACCGTTCATTGGTAATCCCGCCGATTGCTGCCAACGACCTGTTGGGTATCAATCGCTTCACTGAGCAGCAGTACATTGGCTCTGGTGATGCAATCAAGACTGGTAAGATTGGTATGATCTACGGTGTTGACGTGTATGTATCCAGCAACTGCCCGACTGTAACTGCAGACGATACCTCTACCGATCACCGTGTTGGTGCTCTGTTCCACAAGGACGCTTTCGTACTTGCAGAGCAGATGGGTGTTCGTTCACAGACTCAGTACAAGCAGGAATATCTGGGTGACTTGTTCACCGCTGATACCCTGTACGGTGTATCTGAACTGCGTGACAACGCTGGTATTGCTTTCGTAGTACCGTCAACCTAAGAGTTATCTTAACTCTGCCTTCCCGGAGCAATCCCGGGAAGGTTTTATTAAGATGATTTATAGGATAAGATTTGGAATCCTACCTTCCTCTGTATTCTCAGGGGATGTGCTGGTGTCAAATCCCCAATATGGTAGAAAGATCGGGGAATTTGGTTCAAGACCAGTAAAACCCCCACAAGATAAGATTGTTAGACTAAATGACGAGAATGGCTTCTATAGGAAACTAGAGGAATCCATACTTAAAGAGGGGTTTCGTAATCCCATATTCTGTAATACAAGATATGGTGAAACTTTCTGCAGGTACGGGACTTCCCGCCTATGGATTGCTAAGAAGAATAATTTAGAAGTTCCTGCTATAATTGCAGACTATGAGGACCGATGGACGGATCTGGAGGAGTTATTTACGGAGGAGGACATCCGAAATAAATACACAGATCAACCGGGTTTAGTGGAAATCCATACGGATTCCATGAGAATTGATAGTTGCCCACATAGTCATTTAGAGGAATAGTATGCCGATTTACGAATACAAATGCTCCGACTGCGGGGAGGTAACGGATGAGTTACGATCCATGTTTGTTAGAGATGAAAATGGAATGTGTCCTTCCTGCGGTGGTAAGACCCATTATCGGGTTTCCGCTCCCAGAACCATGCTGGATGGAACAGACCCCGGATTTCCCGGAGCCTATGATAAGTGGGCTAGAACTCATGAGCGGGCTGGAGGACAGCGTTAATGGATTTATTTTCCGACTCTATTGACAGCATGGAACTTGATGTAATCAAGAATAAAATCCGTGATGTCTATGCCAAATTACTAGCCGAATACTTTAAGAAGCAAGTTCCCGGTGCTTCAGAGGAAGATATTGATGCTTTCATTCAGGAGAATGCTCTGGAATTTGAGGGTGAAGCTGAGGAAGATTCTGAAGTTGATGAAATTCTAGGTATGCTGGACGAGATGCTGGACGATGGTGAGGACCTAACGCCCGTAGACGCATCAGGAAAGGCTCCAGACTATACCGGTATCCCAGTAGGTGCTAAGTCCAAAGAAGGCTCTACAACCCCCACAGGAAGCTACAGAGGGCTTAAACTGGGTGGTATGATGACCCCAGAGGATAGCCAGACTAAGGTTCGTACTTCCAAACTAAAAGATCCTACAGGTGGAATTAATACTAAATCTGTAGACGAAGTTATGGTACAATACGCACCATTGGTGGAGAAACTAAAAGAAGAACTGGCTTCACTCAAGCAACGGAAACGTATTGGAATCAAGGAGTTCCGCCTTGGCTAAGTTCCAACGCATCGGTCCGGTCTGGAGAAAGCCTAAACCCAAACCTTGGAAACAGCTTAAAGCCGCTACTATACGGGCTAACTTTTTCCAAGAAGTTCGGGATAGTGATCCTTTAGCTTCAATACCAATAGAGTTCATCACTGAAAGTGGTGATTTTCTTGTTCAAGAACAGAACATTAATATTTATATTGCTGCTGAGTAAAAACTATGGCTGTTACAAAAGTATCCGATTTAACTGCATTAGTTACTGCAGATCCTACAGATGAGCTTTTGATTACTGATACTGATGCACTTCAAAGTAAAAAAATTACAGTACAAAATCTTTTATCTGGTTACATAAAAAATCTATTAGAAGATACTACGCCTCAGCTTGGCGGTACTTTAGATGCTAACGGTAATTTTATTGATATGGGCACCAATGACATTACTGATACAAAAGTAGGTCAATGGGATACTGCTTATGGATGGGGTGATCATTCTACCGTTGGTTATTTAACTAGCTTTACTGAAACCGACCCTATTGTAGGTGCAGTCACTGGTCTAGTAAAAGCAGACGGTGCTGGTAATATTAGTGCTGCTGTAGCTGGTACGGATTATTTAACAGGTTCTTCTACAAATACTCTTACCAATAAATCAGGTAATATTAGTCAATGGACAAATGATTCTGGTTATTTAACTAGTTTTACGGAAACTAATGACTTAACTGTTGCAGTGACTTGGGCCAATGTTCCTGATACAAATATTACTCAATCTAGTGTAACTCAACACGAGGCTGCATTAACGATTACTGAATCTCAAATTAGTGATCTTGGAACTTATTTAGAAGACGGTTTTTCAGTAACTGCTGGTACACTGACTACTGCTAATATTACAACGGCAGATTTTGGTAATTACACGGTAACTGAAACTTCAGGTGATCTATTGTTTGCTACTGGTGGTAATACTAAAATGAAATTAGATACCAACGGTGGTTTTACTATTTTATAACGGAGAAATAAAATGCCTAAGTTTTTTGTAGACGGATCAAGCGGCGATGTTAACCTTGGTTATGAGGCTACAGGTACTACAGCAAAAGTAACATGGGACGCTTCTGCTGAAACTCTTGATGTAGCAGGTTCTTTAACTGTAAATGGAGCAGCAGTTGCAGCCGCAAGTTCTTCATTTTATGATGAAGCAGAATTATTTAAAAGAAGTTCTGCTAATACTTTAGGTGTTCCTGAATTAACTGGTGTTGTTAACGGTAAGTCTATTTCTGTATCTGCTACTACGGTTTCTTTAAATACCGCAGGTAATTGGGATTCAGCTACCTATGCTACCCCGGCTAATCGTGCCGGTAAAGATTTTTATGTATATTTGTTGGAAGCTGGCGGTGTTATTCTTTCAGCTAATTCGACATATCCAACAGGATATACAGCAACCAATTCTCGTAAGATTGCAGGCTTCCATTGTCTTTGTACTGCTGTTGGTACAATTTCTGGGCATACTTTATCTAATTATGCTGCGGGCGATATTCTTCCTCGTTCGGTTTGGGATCTTTTCAACCGTTCTAGTGCACGACAGGAAGGAACAGTTCTTTCGTCTTGTGGGAAGTGGGTAGACATTTATCTTCCTTCGGTATCAGGCTCAACCTTAGTATCTGTTAATGGCGGTACTATTGCCGATGGTGCTTCTTCTCCTGCTTTCCATACTTATAAATTTGAACAATGGTTTGCTCGTCAAGGTATGAAGACGATTTCTCAGCAAGAATTTTTTGCTGCTTCGGAAGGTGCTAATCAAGGTACAAATATTACAGGGTCGTCTGATCCGGGTACTACTGGTGGGCATACTGATACAGCCGGACGTAGAATGATTTCCAATGACGGTGTAGAAGATACCTGTGGTG